ATCTTTATTGCGTAAGGCGGAGCAGCGCCTTTGAAAGCAACGAAACAGGCATTCGTACGCCTAACGTGGCGGATGGTGATCGCGGCACAGCAGGCACTGATTTGGTGATCGTTCGTGCGGGTCTCACTTACATTCACGCCGCGTTGTTTGATCTAAGTCTGCGAGGGGCTGGCAACAATATCGGCGGTAACGCCTCAAGCGACGGCACTGCCTCTGTCTCTGCGAGCTTCTTGACCGTCCCTAACGACTATCGCTACACGTATGAATATCGCGTGCCGCGTAAATACTTTAGCCATGATCGTCTTGACGGCGGAAATCGCACTCGTTACTATGCAGACCGTACGCCAGGCAAAAACAGTTTTACCGTCAGCATTGGCGGAACCAGCAGTGCTCCTAGTGTTTCCTATGGAAATGGCACGGCAGTTGTAGACGCAAACGACAACATCCTTACTGCACAAAGCGTTTGGGACATCGACTTTTCAAAAGTGACGATGTTCAAGATGGAATATAGCTGGTATGGCGCCGTTGGTGGTCATTTCCTTGCTTATGTTCCTGATGCGACTACTGCTGGTGAAGCACGATGGGTGAGGATGCACCATATTCGTGCATCGAACCAACTGACGAGCCCAAGCCTCGCCAACCCTACGCTTCCTATTTCGTACCTTGCTCAAAAGAGCAGCAGCGGTAATGAGAATGCCGTTTACAAATATGGCGCCTCTTATTACATTGACGGCGGTGACAAAGGAACTATTGTTGCAAGGTCACAAAGCAACAGTGCAGACAGGGCAGTGACGGCTAGTGGCGCCAATCTAATTGCCCTGCGCACCAAGAATACCATCAATTCCATCCGCAATCGCATGCAAGTGTATCCGACGCGACTAGGCGTTGGCACTGACGGCAGGGCAACTGTCAAGCTAATCAAGAATCCGACAAGCGTCTCTGCAACGCCCTCTTATACGTCTGCAGGCACACTCAGTCCCATTGAATACAGCACTAGCACTGGCGTTAATACTGTCAGTGGCGGCACGACAGTGGCCACTTTCTTCGTTGGAGCCGGTGGCGTTGACATTGATCTGGCTCCTTATTTTGGCTACAACAAAGACTATCTTTCCTATCCATTGACTGCAGCTTCTGGAGACACTTTGTTTGTTTACGCAGTGGCGGCAAGTGGCACTGTCAACATGAGCGCTTCTCTAACCTGGGAAGAGCAAGTATAAGGAGGCGGGCTAATGACAAGCTCGTACAAGGATGGTCTTGAGAATTATTATCAACTACCAGACGACGCATCTCCCGCCGGTAGCGTTGAAGAAGATAGCGATCTAATTGATTTCTTTACTGGTCAGTTGCTTGTTGATGGCGATACGCAGGAGCAGCTTACTGGCGTTACGGAAGAAACCGTCGTGTTGGCAGCAAGAGGCAATACAACGCCTGTTGTCGTCACGAACGAAGATGGCGATCCCGTTGTTGTAGACATTATCAACGGGCAACAAAGCGAAGTAGATACAAGCTTGCTTGGCATACCTCGCTCCGAAGTGGCGCTCAATTTGTTTGATACTGTAAACATTTACGGCGTTAACACAAAAGAATGGGCTTCAAGCGCGAGTTATACGTATTCTTACGATCCGGCGGAATGGACAAACCAGCTTGATAGCAATGGGATTGCTCATGGCAACTACTTGGGGCACATTGCGAGTGAAAGTGCCATCAGAGCCTATTCCTATCCGCCCCCAGAAAGTTTCACTTATTTGTTTGATGACAACTCCGGGCGATTCCCTGGAGGCTATACAAATGGCGTGATGAGCGCTAGTTGGACAAGCAAGAGAGCGTTCCGTTATCAGCCGGGTCGTGTCACTGGTTTCACCATGGGCGTGCGCATGTCTACGGAGACTGGTACTGACGGGGAAGTCATTCAATGGGGATGTACAAATGACTATGGAGATGGATATTATTTTCAACTAGAGCGTGGCACAGATCTTTATATTGTTCGCACTTCTCCAGGCTTGCCCACTCTCAAGATTCCTAGGGAAGAGTGGAGCGGGAACGGGCTTTTTGCTAACGCAGGATTAACTGGCTGGAGCCTAGATTTGTCTCGCGTGACAATGTTCAAGATTGAATTTAGCTGGTATGGCGCAGTGGGAGCCAAGTTTATGGCGTATGTGCCAGATGGCTATGGAGAGGCGCGGTGGGTGGAGCTGCATTACATTGTCGCTGAAAACTTAAATACAAAGCCAAGCTTGCGTAGCGCTTACTTGCGCATGTTTGTCTCTTCTCGCAGCGTTGCCGGATCTACCAAGCCTACTTTCATCTATCTTTATGGCAGCAGTGTTTACATTGATGGTGGAGACAAAGGCACTGTAATTTTAGGCTCGGCCAATCTTGAGCAGCCAAAAGCAATTGATAGCAATAGCAGAAGCTTGATCGGCCTAAACATCAAAGGGACGATTAACGGCGTCAGCAACCAAAAAGCAGTTTATCCCGTAACGCTTTCTGCTTATTCTTCTGTTCCGGCTCGTCTTGATCTTGTATTTAGGGACAATAGCTGTGCTGGCGTGCAATATGGCTATGGCGAAGGTACGTCCATTTCACGCGGGACAAGCGCCGTCTACTCTGGCAGCGTCGTAGGCACTAACACTTTTGTCCTTCCATCGGGACAGCAATTTCCCGATATCACTGCAGAACTCAGCGACAGCACCACTTATCTTTCTGGGCGACGAGTGAAAGTGAACGGCACTGGCGTTTATATGACACATGTCACTGCTGTTGGCTCTGGCCTCACGTCAATTACAACCGACCGTCCCCTTCCATCGTCCCTTTCCTCTGTTTCGCTGTCGCGGCTAGATGCTTGGGCAGTGGGTGACGTGATGATCCCTAGCGGCATTGTGAATGGCAATGTACTAAGGCGAGACAATGCTGGCTATTGGAGGCTGGGGCTTTGGCCTCAGGCGAGTGGTACGTACGATGGCACACAGGAAGTGGCATGGTTCGCAAGTTCCTACCCAAGACTTGCTTTTGGAGTGAATGGACAGCCAAATGGAGAATCCCGCTATCCTTCTGCATTGGGATGCAACGAAAACACTGCTTTTACTGTTGCTACAGGCGTTACCTCCATTGTTTCGGTCGGCGGTAATTCAGTGACTGTTTCTGGCAGTCCATGGCCAATTGCTGTTGTTGCCGAACTGATGGACGGGGCAAATGTTAGCGATGTGACCATTTTTGAAACCAGCAATATCAGCACCGTTGGGAGCGGGGCGACAAAAGCAATTGCTACGTTTGTCGTTAGTGGAATAAGTCAGAGCAGCACTGCCGCTGGTGGCACCGATTACGTTGCTCATAAGTTTGAAGATGCACTAGCCGATCCATTGTCTGCTGTTATTGTTGATCGCCAAGGAACAAAAGTGATGCCCACTTCTAATCGCGTGGCGACGTATTTTATTGGCGCCGATGAAACAAAAACTTACGATCTCAGTAATGTATTTGGCCCTGATAAAATGTTTATTACGGGACCGCCTGGTAGCGCGTTCAACACTGGAGCTTTGTTCGTTATGGCAACTGCCAGAGTTGGAAGTGGCATTGCTAGTGCCATGCTTAACTGGGAGGAGCAATAATGACCTTTCCTGGGCTTGTTGCTGCAGACAATTTAAGTGACGTTGTTGACAGAGAAAGAGCTTGGAGCAATCTCGGCAATGGAATTGAATATACAATTTCTGGCGTTACAACCAGTGACGTTGTTGTAAAAGGAGCTGACATACTTGCTCTTGAAGGCGTACGCAATACGTCCACTCGCGACTTTATCTTCACCAAAGGCCTAACAAGCGCTGCGCAGCCTCGCATCACAAGCGCTTCTGTGGCCACGTCTTCTGGTACGTTTCTAAGAGACAATGCCCTTCTTAAAACTGCTCCTGTTAGCAGTGGCAACTATTTCTTCTCTTCCGGCCTAACGCTGAGCGGCATCTCGGCTCAAATCAATGGAACGAACGCTCTTTCCATTGCATCTTCTCCATTCTCTGGCTCCACTGCCACCACATCTCTTCTATTTAGCGAGCTAAGGCCGCAAGCAAACTGGCGCATCACAGAGCCCATGATAGCCGGCACGCTTGCATCTCCTGAGCTTGCCGTGCCTTTTGAGACTGAAGATTTTGTATTGTATATGAAGGCAGGACAGAACTAATGGCACAACAATATGGCTTTAGGGCTAGCAATAACCTGCTGGAAGTAGAAGATAGAAACGCCTGCTGGGACAATTTAGGAATTGATCGCCGTGATCTTCCATTGCTTGTTGGAACAAGCGCTGCTGGCGTCACGCAAAGTGATTATCAAGCCATCATTGGACTTAGAAGCAGTTTAGAGAGTCAAATCGCCACGCTAAGCGGGCTTGCCAGTAGTCAACTGGCAGCGATGGTTACGAAAGCCAGCAAGAATGGTGATACATTCACTGGCTCTATTTTTGCTGACATCATCAACAATGATCGTCCCTACACAATACAAGCCGGGCTGATTATTGGCCCTTCCACATCGTCTTATTTTTCTCCCACTGCAAGTGGCGATTTTGCTACTGGCGGCGAATATAAGCTTGGCCCAGTAACGGCAGCGACTATTACAACTAGCGGGATTAACTACACAGGTACAACGCTGCAATGGAGCAGCTTGTTTGAACGTTACAAGAATTTCGCAACAGTTCAAGAGCAGCCCTCATGGACGGCTCGCCGTATTCCATTGTTTCTTCCTCCGCCAACCGCCGTGGAAGGCTGCGTGGCATGGTTTGATGCGGAATACAGTCCAGTTACGTTGGATGGCTCTGGAAACGTTCAGGAATGGAAGGGCGTAGGTAATGGTCCCGTCGCTTCTCAGACGACCACGGCAAACCGCCCTGCATACGCCACCAACGTGATGAACGGCAAGCCCGCCATTCGTTTTGATGGAAGTAATGACAGCCTTTCCATGGGTAATCTGGGGGCGTTTTTCCCAAGTGCCGCAACAGTGGTAATCAAGGCAAGAGTGCTTGACAGTAATTACAACATCTTTAGCACGCTCAATAATTCTGCATGTCGATGGAACGATGGAGCAAGGCGTGGTGATTTGGGCGTGTTCACAACGACAGTGCAAACCAATTTTCCCACAGGCATGGAAAATAACGGCACATTTACTTTTGCAGTGAGGGCAAGCGCATCGCATGGTTTGGAAGTCAGGAAGAACGGCGTGAGGCAAGGATATAAAGCAACTGGCTTCACTTACACAGGAGGTAATACTTTCCTGATCGGTGCAGCTCCAGGCAACAGTGGCCCGCTGAATGGAGACATTTATTCCATTGCTCTTTTCAATCGCGTGCTGTCGGACAAAGAATTGAGAACAGTGGAAGAATACTTTGCTTGGCGCTATGATGGCATATATGATCCTGAGCGTACGCAATTTCTTCAGCTTGAAGATTTTGCGACCATCGACTTAGAAGATGGCACTCCTATCACCGCCTAATTGACGATGACGAAAATTTCTCAGCTTTCTGATATTGGCGGCAATCTTGCTCCTGATGATGAATTTGTCATTCGTGATGTCAGTGACGCTTCTACGCCCAATAAGAAGGTAACGGCTAGCGGCTTTTTCGTTGTCGCATCTTCTCTTGGTATCACTGGTTTTGATAATATCACTGCTGGTACTGTTGCAAAAGGCACTCAAATTAAAGCTTACGCAAGTGGCCTTTCTGGCTACGCAGAAACTACTATTAGCGGCATTCCTTCTGCTCGCACGACGATTTCTGGATATTACGAAAATGCAAGTGGCGTAGCCAGCGGTGTTTTCTATCCCGTAGTCACGCAAGTTGATATTGGCACTGCGCCGAATGAAGTGCCATTGGCTGGCATGTTGGGAGAGCTAGCTTTTCTCAACTATCCGTTTGTTCGCGGCGGAAGCAGCACTGCTACAAGTGGAACAATTATTATTGACACTGATTTATACGAACGTTTCAATTACACTGCCTCCATTGCTACTGGCGTGACGGTGCAAGTGCAAAACTTGACTAATGGCAAAGAAGTGCAAGTGTATGTGAGAAATACAAATGCCACTGCGCGGCCTGTTTATTTTGAAGCTTCCACTACTACAAGCGGCTTTGCTGGCGTGAATTTGGCGGCGGGCAATCCAGTGGGGGCGCCTTCGGCTAGCGGCATCACCCTGTCTGGAAGCACTGGCACTGCTTTGGTATGGATAGGAAACATTGACGGCACCATTGTTGGAGGCGCAAACTAATGACAATCAAAAATCTCTATCCTTCTGTTCGGCCAACTTTAGATCTTAATTTTGCTCAAACGAAGCAGTTAGATCCACGCATCACTTTTAGTCGCTCCAGTAGTGGCACTTACTTCGATAACACTGGTGTCCTGAGGACTGCTAGTGCTAACCAAGCACGTTTCGATCACGACCCAGTGACGGGGGAGAGCCTTGGGTTGTTGATTGAAGCGGCGGGAACCAATCTTGTGCTGGATTCAGTAAACATGAACGGCACGGGATGGGGAAGGGGCAATGGAACCATTACTCTTTCTGCTATTACTTCACCAGACGGAGTAAATCCATCTTATAGCTGGACTAACACACAAGCAACAGGAAGTTTTAATTATGCATTAATTACTGTGGCGTCTTCGACGGAATACACGTTTTCTTTCTGGTACAAAGCCGGATCAGGAAGAACCGCCCCAAGAATATCGCTATATGATGCAACAAATGCAGTATTTTTTGACGACGGCCCTTCATATAGCACAACCACTTTTCCTAATGGTTGGCATAGGCTTTCCTATACTTTTACCAGTCCCGCCACGAGCACGGCTGTTCGCGTTTACGTAGATCGCAACGCACAAGAGACGGGAACTTTTTATATTTGGGGCGTGCAAGTTGAGACTGGACCTTTCCACACCTCCTACATCCCCACCGCAGGCTCCACTGTGACGCGAGCGGCTGATGTTGCTCAGATTACTGGGGCTAACTTTAGTAGCTGGTATAACCAGAGTGAGGGGACGCTGCTTACCTCGATTGCAGCTTCTACGGTCAGCAATAGCTGTGCTTGGACAATTTCTGATGGGTCTGCGAACAACAGGATTACCTCGTTTACTGACAACTCGTCCTATTCTTTTTATGTGGTAACAGGTGGGTCTATTCAGGCTCAACAGGCTGCAGGCGGCTACACCAAGGGGGCTCGCATCTCGGCTATAGGAGCATACGCTACTAACAACTTCAACTATGCCAGATCAGGCACTGCTCTCACCGCCGATACATTGGGAACTGTGCCAGTAGTTAATCAGCTCAGAATTATGGCGGGTGCCACTGGAGGAAACATAGAAACTGGCACCATCTCCCGCCTCGCCTACTACCCAGTGCGTCTCCCTGACGCCACACTTCAAGCACTCACTCTTTGACGACCATGATCACCTACTTCCTTAAGTTCCCCGACGAGACCGTTGCTCAGTCCCGCCTGACTGACGCTGGTCTCTACGTCGAACCAATCGGCAACAACCCCGGCTACTACAAGCAAGCTGGCATCGGCTGGGCGTTTGACCCCATCGACACCATCACTGAGGGTGGCGTCTGGGACCCTGAAACAGGCGAAGATCTGGTTCCTCCGACTGTGCTGGACGGCTGGCACGCCAACTACATTGGAGAAAGCCTTCCCCAGGAATTGGAGGCATTTGTTCTGAATTCTGGCCCCACTAGCCCCTATCGCGTGTTTGCTTAAAGGAGACTGCCATGCCAAGAGGACTTGCCCGCAAGAATAATCTTTCTGATTTGCCTTCTGCAGAGCAGGCAAGAATTAATCTTGGCCTGGCCACTGCAGACTACAATCGCATTAGGGGGCTTTATACCAGCGCTGGAGTTAGCAATGTTGACATTCAACGCATTGCTAATTCCGCTGGTAACTATCAAGGGCAAATTGATGGGCTAAACACGTCATTGTCTGGCATTGTTCCATCGTTATATGTGACGCGCAGTGGCGACACAATTAGCAGCGGATGGACTAATTATGGCTACATTCAGCCGGGACAGTTAGTGCAAAGTGGCGTTACGCTTAGCGGGTCGTCTGATAGCTTGTTTTCTCTTTCTGTTTCCGGCCTATCTTGTTCATTGTCCACTAGCACGCTGACTATGCAAAGCGGCGTGACTGTGCAAAGGTTTTCTGACAGTGGAGGAGTGGTGTTTGCAAGTGGCATCACGCCAGATAGGCTTGTTCCCATGCAAATCAATGGCGTGCCTTATTTTGTTGAGGCAGGCTAATGCGAATCATCCTTCATCTTGGAGGCAATGCTAAAAGGGCTATCGAAGCCACGGAATTAGCAGCATCAATGCCTGATGCCATTGTTGTCGTATCGTCTGAAGATTCCACGTTTTATGGATATTACGACGAAGCTGGCATTGATAGACAGCGAATCATTGTTAACAATGAAGCATGGGATACAGTGACAAATTTCACGCACACTTACAAGCTTTTAAAAAGCCTTCGCTGCTCTAAGCTGTACGTTGTCACTGATTTGTTTCACATTTACAGGGCACATTTAATTGCTCTGGCATGCTGGATTGGGCGCTGTCAAGTCAAGATGGTGCCATATGGCACTGAAGAGCGTCCTAGTGACAGGAAATATGCTTGGAACGATTTCGCTAGGGCTCTTATTTGGCGCTTGCTCGGCATTCTTTTCTACGATAAGAAGATTAAAGCACAACGCCGTCCAGAAATTAAGCCAGGAGAAAAGCATTCCTGGCTTGAAATTGGCATTTAATTAGCCCCTGTTTTACCATGGCACCAAAATCAAAGCTCGGCATTAGCGGACAAAAGCTTCACGAAGGCAATCGGCGTAAGAAGACGCGCCAAGGCAATGGACAAAATAGCAAAGCTAGTCATGGGCGAAAGCTTCGCAAGGGACAAGGCAAATAACAAGAGGGCCGAAAGGCCCTTTTCTTTTGGCAATAGAATACAAGAAAGCGTCTTTTACCATGGGGCAAATTGTTAGAGGCGGAGAGCAATTTGAAACCGCCATTGCTGCCGATTATCGCGGGCAAATTATGCGCCGTGGCATTGACAGCGGAGAAGTAGATGCCTTTGCCAGAAAGCGCGTAAGTCAGCCATACACTTTGTTTGATTCAACGCTTCGTTATGACAAGCGGGCAGATTCATGGAACGAGACCATAGCAGGTTCTGCCACGTCTACGCACAATGTCAACCAGAGTTCAGTGTTTATGAGCGTCACCACTGCTTCTGGCGACACTGTTCTTAGACGAACGAGAAGGAGGTTTCCTTACCAAGCAGGCAAGTCGCTTCTTGCTATCTCCAGCTTTGCTGGCGCTCCTCTTCAAGAAGGACTCGCTCAGGAAGTGGGACTTTTTGATGACAACAATGGCGTGATGCTTAGGGCCAGCGGAACGACGCTTCAATTTGTCGTACGAGGCAAATACTCTGGCACCGTCACCGAAAACGTGGTGAACCAAGATCAATGGAATATGGACACGGCGGAATGGCTGGATTTCTCGAAAGCCAATATCTTCGCCACTGACCTTGAATGGCTTGGTGCTGGTCGCGTGAGGTGCGGGTTTATTCTTGATGGTGAATACTATTATTGCCACGAATTTCTCCATGCCAACAACATTGAGCAAGTGTATATGACATCGGCAGTTCTGCCCTTGTCATATCGCATTACCACGGAAGCCGCAATCGCCAGTGGCGCCACAATGAAGCAAATTTGCTCCACTGTCGCTAGTGAAGGTGGCTATGAACCGTACGGGGAAGTTTATACAATTTCTCCTTCCATTGGAGCGATCGTTAACACCAGTGGTGAACGTATTGTCGCCGGCATTCGCATGGCAAGCGGGCGCACTGACAACGTGGTGATTCCCGTGAAAGTTGATTTGATCACGGAAGATAGCACAACCATTCAATGGCGCTTGCGTCGCAACCCCACCACGTCGGGCGTCACCTGGGCTGCTAGTAGCAATGGACGAGGGAATGTAGAAACGACAACTGCAGGCACGATTGTCTCTGGCGGAACGACGGTAAACGCAGGCCTTTATTACAGCGCAGGGTCAGTAGCAATTAACGTGCAGGACGGGCTTAGCCTCTCTCTTGGCGTGAACAATAGCGGAGCCAGTGATGAGCTATTCTTGACAGTTACAAGCTCTGGCAACGCCAAGGCCACTGGCATGCTTGGCTGGATTGAAACACTGTGATTTGGCTAGCATTACAATAAAGAAAAAGGGCTATTATGGTCGCGCCTGGTAGTTACGACATAACCATCCATCAAGGGGCCACTTTCCAGATGCAAGTGGCCTACAAAAATCCGTCAGGCGTGCCCATCAATATGAGCGGATATACGGTGGAGGCGCAATTATGGAATAGGCTTGGCACTGCCAAACTTGCTAATTTTGCGTCTTCGTGGACGGATCAAACCAGTGGTGTTTTCTTGCTTTCGTTAGCGAGCAATGTAACAAGCGGCATCACGGAGCAAGGACAATACGATGTGATGGTCACTGAGCCAAGCGGCAATAAGAACTATCTTCTTCAAGGCAATGCCTTTGTTGATCTTGGTCTCACTGGGAGAGGGCTATGACAGTGTGCTGCAACGTAGTGGAGGTGACAAGGCCGCAAGAGCCTTTTGTCGCAATTAACCAACTTCCTCCTTCCATCGTTCAATTGAGTGCGCCAGGGCCTCAAGGCCCACCTGGGCCAGCGGGAGGCGGAGGGGGATCTTCTGGACCAATTCTCGAAACACAACAAACAATTAGCGCTAATATAGTTCTAAGCAGCGGGTACAATGGCATGTCTGTTGGTGACGTAGCAGTAGCTGCCGGTTACACAGTAACCGTGCCGGCCAATGCAAATTGGGTGGTACTCTGATGGCATTTGGAAAGATTAAGGTTGATCAAATTGAAAGTTCAACCAAGACGATTAACGTTGACGACATTGGGCTAAGCAGTGGCGTTAGCGATGGCAATAAGGGCGATATTACAGTGGCCAGTGGCGGCACTGTTTGGACGGTCAACAATGGAGCTGTAAGTTACAACGAGCTTGCCGATCTCCCGTCGTTCACTGGTCCCGTTGTTGCAGGACGAGAATCAGGAACTGGCGCTTTGCAAGGGCTAACGCTTGGCACTGGACTGAGCATTTCTGGTGGCGTGTTGTCGGCCACTGCCTCAGGCGGCACTGGTGGCGTTACCAGCGTTGGCTTTGTGGCTCCTTCTGGCTTTGCCGTGGCTGGATCGCCAGTGACAAGCTCTGGCAGTATTACGCTGAGCTTTGCTGCTGGTTATAGCCTGCCTACCACTACCAGTCAGTCAAATTGGGACACTGCTTATTCAGAGCGCTTGTATTGGGATGGTGGAGCAACTGGCCTCAACGCAATCACTGGTCGAGCAAGCCTTGGTCTTGGCAATAGCGCCACATTGAACGTCGGCACCACAGCAGGCACTGTTGCTGCTGGCGATGCGTTGAGTGTGCATGTTGCTGCGGCAGACCCCCACCCAAATTACGCTCTTGAGAGCAGTCTTGCTACGGTTGCCACCACTGGAGCTTATAGCGACCTTACGGGCAAGCCTGTTATTCCCGCCGCTGCAGACGCTCTTCCTCAGAATCTTGGCGCTGCCTCCATTGGCATTAGCACGGACTATGCCAGGGAAGACCACATTCACGCCATGCCGTCCGCAGGAGACGTGGGAGCTGACCCTGTTGGCACTTCCGCAAGTGGCATTTCAGCGCATGAAGCTGCCGCTGATCCTCATCCAGGGTATGCACTAGAGACAAGCCTTGCCACTGTTGCCACCACTGGCTCATACGCTGATCTTTCCAACACTCCCACTTTCACTGGCCCCATTGTCGCTGGTCGAGCAAGTGGCACTGGTGCCTTGGAAAGCCTCACGCTTGGCGAGGGCCTCAGTATTGTCGGCAGCCAGCTCACAGTTTCAAGCAGCGGCACAGGCACAGTCACAAGCGTAGGCCTTATTGTTCCATCGGGATTTGCCGTTAGCAATTCCCCCATTACAAGCGCTGGTGACATTACAGTTGTTTTCGCTTCTGGCTATTCGCTGCCGACAACTGCCAGTCAAGCTGATTGGGACACGGCATATTCTGAAAGGCTGTATTGGGACGGTGGAGCGACTGGCCTAAATGCAGCCTCTGGCCGCACAAGTCTTGAGCTGGGGAATAGCGCCACGCTGAACGTAGGCGCCACGGCAGGGACTGTGGCGGCGGGAGATGACAGCCGATTTACAACCAATCTCAGTTACACCCCATCGTCTCGTCTTCTTGAGAGTTCAACAGGGTCTGGTGTCACGCTGCCGCTATTCACTAGCACGACGGCAGGTCTAGCGCCTCTTAGTGGCGGCGGCACCACCAATTTCCTCCGCGCTGATGGAACTTGGGCGGCGCCTCCGTCAAGTGGTGCTGGCATTACCGATGGAGACAAAGGAGACATTACAGTTTCGGCGAGCGGTGCCACTTGGACAATTGATGCGGGCGTAGTCGATACCAGCAAGCTAGGCGGCGACATTACCACTGCAGGCAAGGCGTTGCTTGATGATGCGGATGCAGCAGCGCAGCGCACAACCCTAGGTCTTGCCGCCGTTGCTTCCACTGGAGCGTACGGCGATCTCACTGGCACGCCTGTCATTCCTTCTGGAGCTGACGCCACGCCTCAGCCATTGGGCGTTGCGGCAATTGGCATCAGCGCAGATTATGCCCGTGAGGATCACATTCACGCAATGCCCAATGCTGGGGATGTAGGGGCGGATCCTGCGGGGACGGCGGCTAGCGGCATTTCTACTCACGAAGCCGCTGCAGACCCCCATCCAAACTATGCGCTGGAAAGCAGCTTAGGCGGAGCTGCGCTTCTCAATGTTGGCACAACGTCCGGCACTGTTGCCGCTGGTGACGACAATCGTTTTGTCCCAAGTGGTGGCACTACTGGACAAGCCCTGCTCAAAAATAGTGGCACTGACTACGACGCCTCTTGGAAAGCACTAACTGTTAGCGATGTGTTCATCGTCGCCTGTAGCAATGAAACATCGAATCTGACGTCCGGCACCGACAAGGCTCGTTTCACGATGCCCTACGCCGGCACACTGACTGCGGTGAAAGCCGACGTGAACACCGCCCCCACCGGCAGCACACTGGTGGTGGATATCAACGAGGCTGGTACCACACTCTTGAGCACCAAGCTTTCGATTGACGTAGGTGAAACCAGCAGTTCAACGGCTGCGACACCTGCAGTGATCAGCGACTCGGCGCTGGCATCAGGCGCGGTGATCAGCATCGACATTGATCAGATTGGCTCTACGGTCGCCGGAGCTGGCCTGAAGGTGACCCTCTACGTCACCAGGAGCTGAGCCAATGAAGAATCTCGTCCTCTTTGATTCCGAGACCGGTAAGGTTCTCGACTATCCACGGGCTGATGACGAGCCCGTGCAAGAGCTGGATCCGCGCTACCGAGTGCTGCGTGTTGTTCGGCAAGAACGTCCCGATTACGACAAGAGCACTCACTTCCTCCGTGAGATTCGCGCAGTTGATCTTGCTGCCGGTGAATGGCAATGGACCTGGGAGGTCGCTGTACTGCCACCACCACCGCTGGATTATCAGGGCTTTTATCTTTCGTTGCTCGGCAGTAATGTGTATCAAGCCGTGCTGGCCGCACCTGCAACGGCAGAACTAGCGCGTGCCTTGGCGGTGTTTGTCTCTGCAATCCAAGACTGCATGAACTACCGCGAGAACCAAGATGCGATGCAGAGCGCCATTTGGTTGCTGCTTGGGCAAGTGACTTTGAGCGATGCTCAGTTGACTGAACTGGGAGAGCTGATGCAGCAGTACAAATTGGACACGATCTACCGCTTGCAGCCATGAGCGTCATTTATATCAATAGCTATCAGTTCTCCACCGCTGCCCCTGCGCTGACAACATGGGACATTGGGATCACGACGAGTGATGGCAACTGGTCACTTAGAACAGAATCCACCTGTAATTACGATGTGGACTGGGGTGATGGTCAGACGGATACAAATGTTTCGGCATCCGGTTTCTTTGTGCAGTCTCATACTTACGCATCAAGCGGAAGTTATACCGTCAAGATCAAGCTGAATAGTGGCAGCTTGAAGCCACGCCTTGACTACGAGCCGAACAGTTCAAACATCGAAGTTGTATCTATTGGCGCTACGCCGCCGGGGTGGTCGTTCGGGTCCGATCTTAGTTTTTCGTTCTTCAATACGCGTTCGCTTTCTTCAGTTTCGTCAGGCTTGGACGTGTCATATGTTACTGATTTCTCTACTGCTTGGCGTGACGCCAGAAGTCTTACCAGTTTCCCTTTACTCAATACATCTAGCGGCACGAATTTTTTTAGAGCTTGGTATGGCTGCAGCGGCCTCACCAGTTTCCCGCTGCTCAATACATCTAAAGGAATCAATTTTACTAGCACTTGGCAAAATTGCTCAGGACTAACAAGCTTCCCTCAGCTTGATACGTCCAATGCGACGCAGCTAGACCTTGCCTGGCTTAGCTGCACAGGATTGACAAGTTTTCCACTTCTAAACACTAACAAGTGCACCACTTTTTACCTTTCTTGGTATAACT